TCTTACAAAGGTTGTATCAGAAGTGGCTAAAGGAATGGGCAATGTTATTGTTGAAGCAAAACAACCCGAAGTTCCTTCTGAGCCAGAAAGAAATGTAAATCAAGAGGCAATTGAATTGCAGAAAAAGAGATTACAAGAGCAAAGGGAAAAACTTGTATCCTCTGTTGGGAATGACGCATACAAACATGTGTTTGAGGGAATCGAACCAATGACGGAGCAACAATCTCCGCAAACCCAAGCAAGAGCTTTAGCCAATGTCCCAGCGGGTGACGCTGGTATCGACATTAGCGGCATTGTTTCTATGGGTGGTAAGCATTGGAAAACCCTAGCCCAAAATAAAAAGAGGTAATATGGCACACGTTAAAGTAGAAGCCCGACGAAACGAATCAACCGAGAGACTAATAAAAAGATTTAATTCACGAGTAAAAAAGTCGGGGCTAATAGAAGAACTGCGAGAGAGAAGATACTATGTGAAGCCCTCTGTCGTAAGAAGAAAAAGAAAACTCCGCAGAAAAAGAATAACACAAAAATTAAACGATAAGTCCAAAAATGGTAAGCGATAGCGTTTTACTGCTACGCCTACTATTTATAGGGACTATTTTTGTTTAGGAGAAGATAGGAATGTCATCATTATTTGAAAAAGCCATCGCTGATGCGAAAGAGTTAAAAGAAACTGCTCTTAAAAACGCGGAGCAAATTATTATTGAGAAGTATTCATCTGAGTTAAAGGAGGCTGTAGAAAACCTTCTTGAGCAAGAAGAGGAACTAGAAGCTGCCGAGGAGGAGACTCCCGAAGGTGGTGAAGAAATGGCTATGGACATGGAAATGGACGCCGAGCCTGCTGGTGATGATTCCCTAATGGCACAAGTCCCAGACGCAGCCACTGCCATTCTCTCTGGCGAACTAGACGATAGCGAAGAAGAAATAGAAATTGATTTTGATGAACTCCGCGCAGCGATGGACGCTGAGATGGACCCATCCACGCCCGAAGATATAATTGACAGAGAAGAAGAGATGGTCGAGCCAGAAATGGAAGCCGAACCAGAAATGATGGACGAAGAAGCAGAACTAGATGAAGCACTCGCTACTCTTACCGAAGACCAGATTGATGCCCTTCTAGAAGAAGTCAACGTTGATATCAAGTCCCAACACCCCAACAATGGCGTGGCTGGCTCAACAGCCGGTGACCGTGCTGAGAATGTTGACCTTGCTGCTATCGCTGCTGCTTTAGAAGAGGAGCAGGAGAAAAACAAAGAACTAGAAGAACAAACAAAAATGCTTTCCGAGCAATTGCAAGAAGCAAAGAATAAACTCAAGAAAGCAAAAGAAGTTTTAATTGAGATGAAGACTAAGACCGCAGAAGTAAATCTACAAAACGCGAAGCTCTACTACACAACTCAAACACTAACTTCAAAAGAACTTAATACTCGTCAAAAAGATAAAATTGTCGAGTCCTTGGCGAAAGCCAAAACAATTGAGGAAACAAAACTGGTTTACGAGACATTAAAAGAATCAGTGGGTAGCACCAAAGAAACAGCACCAAAATCATTGGTTGAGACTGTAAACAGAACACGTTCCCTCGTTCTCTCCGCTCAGAAAAGAGAGGAGAAAAAAGAAGCTGCTCCAATGTATGAAAATTGGAAAAAGCTTGCAGGAATAAAAAAATAACCAAAGGAGGTAAAAAACTATGTCTGCAATAGAAAAATTAACAGAAGGCATTGTTGCTCGCGATCTTGGTCAAGAAGGTGCTGCTCTACTCAACAAGTGGGAGAAGACAGGACTCTTGGAAGGTCTCGATAACGATGTTACGAAAAACAACATGGCTCGTCTCTTAGAGAACCAAGCCAAACAACTACTAAAGGAAGCTTCCACAATGGAGGCTGGTAACGTTGAAGGTTTCTCAGCCGTTGCCTTTCCTATCGTTCGCCGTGTATTCGGTGATTTGATCGCCAACGAACTCGTTAGCGTTCAGCCAATGAGCCTACCCAGTGGTCTCATTTTCTTCTTGGACTTCACGGTCGATAACGCCAGCGGCACAAAGCTTGGCTTTGATGGCGGTACATCATTGTATGGCGGCGGCGCAGTCGGCAGCCAGA